GAAACCCCGTCTAGCCTCACGCCGTCGACCCGGGCGCACCATGGGTCGTTTCGCTGCCCGCGAGCGTATCGCGGGAGGCACGTCATCCGTAACTGACGAGTCGCCCCCGTAGTGCGAGAACTACTGCTCAGCGTCGCTTGTGCGCGAAAACGCAAGCAGGACGAGCAGTAGTTCACTCATGGCGAAGACAAGCTATGGGGTCAATCACCCCCTAGCCGTCAAGAAGTGGTCTCGCAACCTCATGGTCGAGGCGCTGAAGGAGACTTACGCGCTTCGGTTCATGGGGTCGGGAGCGAACGCACTCTGTCAGATCAAGAACGAGGTCCACGAGGTCGGTAACAAGGTCACCTACGGGCTTCAGATGCAACTGGCGGGAAGCGGCGTTTCCGGGGACGACACGCTCGAAGGTCAGGAAGAAGGGTTGGTCCTGTACAACGACAGCCTCACGGTCAATCAACTGCGTCATGCGGTTCGGTCGGCCGGGAAGATGTCGGAGCAGAGGGTCCCCTTCAGCGTACGCGCCGAGGCTCGGGACGGGCTTGCGGACTGGTGGGCGGACAAGATCGACACCGCTTTCTTCAACCAGCTCGCCGGCTACGATCCGTCCGATGTGCGTCTCTCCGGCCTGAACAGCGTCACGTCCCCCTCGACGAATCGGAAGATCATCTACGACCAGAACGGAACGACGCATTCAACCGAGGCCAGCCTCGACGCGTCGGACACGTTCAACCTGCAGTTGATCGACTGGGCAGTCGAGAAGGCGGAGACCGCGACTCCCCTCATCCGTCCCGTCCGTTACATGGGCGAGCGGTACTACTGCATGTTCCTCCACCCCTTCCAGGTGACGTCCTTGCGGACGAACACCAACACGGGGCAGTGGCAGGACATCCAGAAAGCCGCGATGCAGGGTGGCCAGGTCTCGAAGAACCCCATCTTTACCGGGGCCCTCGGGGTCTACAACAACGTCATCCTGCACAAGTCCACGCGGGTTCCGACGCCCTCCTCGAACGTGTATCGCGCCGTTTTCGCGGGCGCGCAGTCGGCCGGCATCGCCTTCGGGCGAGAGACGACCAACGCCAACACGTTCTCCTGGGCGGAGGAACTGTTCGACTACGGCAACCAGCTCGGCGTCGCCGCCGGTGCGATCTGGGGATTGAAGAAGTGCATCTTCAATTCCGAGGACTACGGCACCATCGTAGTCAGCACCTACGGTGCGGCGAAGACTTCCTAAGGAGGGTTCAACATGGCAACGCTAACCGCCACACCCGCCGACACCGGAAGCCAGCCCCGAGCCATCCATGCCGGAGCGAACGTCGCCCGCGGCGTCTACAGTCTCTCCGCCGACATCGCGAACGGAGACGTGCTGCAGATGGTGAAGGTCCCCAACGGAGCGGTCATCGACGATGTCGTCATCGCCCGTACTTCCGAAACCGGCCTCGTGGTCGGATGGGTGTGCGGCGACGGTGATGACACCGACCGTTTCATTCGCAGTGCGATCACGAGTTTGACCGCGGATGCCGGCGGCGCCCTCTCGCGCCTCGACAGCCCCGTAGGGCTCGGGTATCGGTACAACTTCAGCGACGCTGTCGTACAGCCGGAGGACACGGTCGATATCGTGATCTCCAGCGTCAGTGGCGGCGGCTCGCTGGGGCACATCACCTGCGAGGTGACCTTCCACCTGGACGAGGCGGCGGACTGAGAGGTCTGACGACTCAACCCGTACCGGGGCGGGGTGACTCCCGCCCCATTTCTTTTCTGCCCACGCTCGTCTTATACTCTGCGGAACGACGGTCCTTCCGTGGGGAACGTGGATGAAGCGAGTATCTCTGGTCGATGTTCTTGAGCAGGCGCAAGCCTATCTAGCCCAAGAGAAATGGAACGAGGTGATCGAGTCACTTCGTATCGCCCTCGACCAGAAGCCGGACGACCCCCACCTGCTGTTCTTCATGGCCGCGGCATTCATGGGCCGCGACCACTACGGCATCGCATCCAACCTCCTCGTACGAGCGATCAGCGTTCGTCCCGACATGGCGGAAGCATGGTCCAACCTCGGGATCTGTTATCGCCGGTCCGGGTCCGTCGAGAAGGCACAGGATGCCTTCAAGCGGTCTCACGAGATGGGATTCCCGGGGTCCACGACGAACCTGTCGGCCTGCTACGTGAACGAGGGCGAGCCGGAGGAAGGCGAACGCTGGGCCCGGGAGGCGCTCGAGCGCGACCCATCCGACGAGCGCGCCTCGTGGAACCTCGCCCTGTGCCTGCTGGAGCAGAAGAAGTGGGTCGAAGGATTCCAGGCCTATGTTCGCGGGGCGATGTACGAGAAGCGGCTCCAGCGCACCTACACCGAGATTGCGAAAGGGTCAGATCCGAAGGACCGGAAGAACCGGACTCCGATCCTGACTTCGCTCGATGACCTGAAGTCTGGGGACGCGGTGGCTATCTACGGGGAGCAGGGCCTCGGGGACGAGGTCATGTTCCTGTCTTGCATGGACGAGTTCCTCAATGCCTGGAAAGGGCGCACCTACCTCGAGGTCATGGAGGGGCTCGAGCTCGTTTGCCGGCGAACCTGGGGCGACCGCATCGAGGTCTACGGCACCCGCGGTTCCGATTTCATGACCTGGCCCGTGGACCGGCATGTTGACTGGTCTTGCCCGGTGGGCAATCTGCCCGCGTTCTTCCGCACCAACGATGAAGACTTCATGAGTCGGCCGAACGTGCTCGGCTACCTCAAGCCAAACGAGGTGCTCACGAAGGCCTATCGCCAGCAACTCGACGTGCTCTCAGGGGGGCGCCCGACCATCGGCATCGCCTGGACGGGTGGCATCCGCAAAACGATGACGCACTACCGGTCACTGTCCCTGGAGGAGATGTACCCCCTCGTTTCCGGGGACGAATTCTGCTGGGTATCCTTACAGCACGACGACGACGAGTCCGAGATAGAGGCATTCGAGCGCATCTACGGTGTCACGATCCACCGCATGCCGGAGGCGGCGGCCTCGAAGAACCTCGACCGCACGATGGCCCTCCTCGACGCGCTCGACATGGTCGTCACCGTCTGCTGCTCGGTACACCACTTCGCCGGGGCAATCGGCAAGCCGTGCTACACGCTGGTCCCATCCGCGCCGGCATGGAGGTACAACCTCAGCGGGGAGATAAACGTCTGGTATCCGGCGACCTGTCGGATGTTCCGTCAGGTGAAGGAGGACGAAGGATGGACGAGAGTAGTCGAACAGGTACGGCTAGCCCTTCTGGAGAGGTTCTAGACCTCGAGGACATGCGGCACGGTCTCGTGCGGCAGGTCAGCTCTGACCTTCGCGGCATTCGTCCCGATCACCCGGAACGATACCGGTGGGCCAAGGAATTGATCGCCGATAATTATCCCGTGATCGACATCGGGTGTGGGATCGGTTACGGATCCTGGATCCTCGGCGAAAGACTCCCCGTCACCGGCATTGACGCTTCGCACCGTGCCATCGCCTACGCTCGCCGATACTGGTCGAGCCCGAACGTCACATACCATGTCGTAAGCATCGAATCTTTTCGGGACTACAGACAGTACGGACATGCGGTCATGTTCGAGGTGATCGAGCACCTGCAGGACCCGCTGCCGTTTCTCTCGGAGCTCGCCTATGCCGTGCCTGAGCTCTACTGCTCCGTTCCGAACGAGGACGTCGTGCCGTTCAGCCCGCGGGCGAACCCCGAGCACTGTCGGCACTACACCCCGGACCAGTTCGGAGAACTTCTCACATCGGCCGGCTGGAAGATCAAACAGAAGGCGATGCAGAAATCGAAGACGTCCGTGGTCGAGCCCGGGTTCGATGGGCGCACCCTCCTCCTGAGGTGCGTGTCGTGAAGGTCCACGTCTACTATCCAGCCTACGACCGGCATCATCGAGACGTCCTCGAAGCGTTCCGAGACGGGGTCCTTGCTTCCGGTGACGAGGTCGACCTCGTTCCCGCTGCCGCATACGATCCGCAGGAGCCGCCCGACATAGCGGTCACCTTCGGCGTATTCAAGCGGGCCATCCGGCAGAGTGAAGACCGCGGGCGGGTCATCGAGGGGCAGAAAGCGGCCGGGAAACCGTGGCTCGTTCTCGAGACCGGCTACGTGAAGCGCGACCGATACTATGCCGCCGGCTGGGAAGGTCTGAACGGACGAGCGAACTTCCGCAACCGGGACATGCCGGCGGACCGATGGGACCTCCTCGAGGTGGAACTCCAGCCCTGGCGTGACCCGGTCGAGGCCGGGCCTATCCTCCTGTGCGGCCAGGTTCCGTGGGACGCTTCGGTGCAGGACCATGAGCATCGGGCGTGGCTGGAGGACATAGCGCAACAGATCATGGCGCGGAGCGGGCGGGAGTTGCTCTTCTCACCACATCCGCTCGGCCCGATGTACACGGTGGCGGGACTGCAGTGCGCTCCCGGGCGGACCCTGCTGGAGAAGGCTCGCGGGTGCTGGTGTGTCGTGACCTTCTCGTCGAACAGCGCAGTCGAGGCGGCGATCGCTGGCATCCCGGTGTTCGCCTTCGATGAGGGGTCTATGGCCTTGCCGGTCGCGAATCGCAGCATCGCCAACCTCGACAACCCGGTCACGCCGGACCGCACGCAGTGGGCGCACGACCTCGCTTACACCCAGTGGACGCTTGAGGAGTTCCGGGCCGGCCTGGCGTGGAAACACCTGACCGAGGAGAGACCATGAGGCCCGTCACTATCATCACGTCGTTTCCGCCCGACGCGTGGGACGCTTACGCTCGCGAGTTCGTCGAGGGGTTCCTCCTCGCCTGGCCGGATTATAAGCTCGTCATCTATCACGAGGAGGATGCTTCGGCGAAGAGAAAGCTCGACCACGCACGGATCCGATGGATGTCATTGTGGGACATCGAGTACCTGAAAGACTTCGTCATGACCATCGGCCAGTCGCCGCCGATGCGCGGCGTCCTGCAGGGGCCGGACGGGAAGAAGGCGTACTCCTATCGCCACGACGCTTATCGATGGGCGCGAAAATCTTTCGCGATTCACCATGCGGCGACGACCTACCCCGGCATCGTTGTTTGGCTCGACGCAGACATCGTCACGCATTCCCGAGTGCCGGACGAATTCATCGAGGGGCTCTTCCCACCCGGCGTGCATCATGCCTACCTCGGCCGCGAAGCGATCCACATGTACTCGGAGACGGGATTCCTCGGCTTCGACACGATGTGCCCCGGGCACGACATCTTCATGAAGACCATGAGGGCTATCTGGCTGTCGGGCGCCTTTCAGCTACTGTCTGAATGGCATTGCTGCCACGTGTTCGACTTCACCCGGAAGCTCGTGCAGACGACCGGAAACAATCTCACGCCGAAGACGTACGGGGGGATCCATCCGTTCATCAATTCGGTACTCGGGGATTACATGGACCATCGCAAAGGAGGGCGCAAGGAAAGCCGGTCCGCGCCGAGCGAACGCGTCGTGCCGAGCCTTCACCCCTACTGGCAGGAGGAACCGGACTATGCCAAGACCGCAATCAATCACCGGAGCGGTTGACAACATCACATCCATGTCGAGCGAGTGGTGTAGCTCGACATTGCCGCCGCCGCCCTCGGTCAAAATCGAACTCACGAGTCGGTGCAACTTCAACTGCGCGTTCTGCGCGCACTCGCAGAAGCACCGGAAGAACCAGGACATGGACCGCGGGTTTTACCGCTCCCTGGTCGCCGAGCTTGCCGCGCTCGGGGTCAAGGAGGTCGGCATGTTCTTTCTCGGGGAGTCGACGATCCTCCCCTGGCTGCCCTGGGCCATCGCCGAGGCGGCCGAGCACAACTTCGACCTCGTCTTTCTCACGACGAACGGGTCCCTCGTCACCAAGGACAAGGCGCGAGATTACATGGTCGCCGGCCTCGGCGGTCTCAAGTTCAGCCTGAACTACGCGAGTCCGCATCAGATGTCCCGCGTGGCCGGCGTGAAGCCGCAGCTCTGGCAGGACGTTATCGACAACCTCAAGGGCGCTTACCGGGTGCGCCAGGAACTCGGGGCGGACTGCGGCATCTACGTCAGCTACATCGAGTACGACGACCAACAGGCGGGAGAGATGGAGCCCGTCCTGCGCGAGGTCCGCGACTTCTGCGACGAGATGTACTCGTTGCCCCTGTATTCTCAGGCTACGCTGGCCGAGAGTCAGGAACGCGCCGAGGGATGGGCGCCGACGCCCGGCAACCGCGGGCGCGCCGGCAATCTCCGAGACCCGCTTCCCTGCTGGTCTATCTTCAAGGAGGGGCATGTCACCGTCGATGGCCGGCTCGTCGGGTGCTGCTTCTCCCACGAGCCCGAACGATTCGATTTCGGAGATCTCACCCAGGGTCGTTTCATGGACGCATGGAATTCGCCGGCTGCCCGGGCCCTCCGGTCCGCCCATCTGCAACAGGATGTCGTCGGGACGGCATGCGAGAAGTGCGTGCTATATGAATGAGTCGGTAAATCTCTTCATCGGGTTCGACCGCGCCCAGCCCCGGATGTCGTGGGTCTTCGCTCGGTCCGTACTGGCCCGCGCCAGCATCCCGGTTCACATGACGTTTCTGTTCCGACCGATGCTCGAGAAAGCGATGCTCTATCTGAGGCCGAAGAGGGCGGACGAATCGACGGAGTTCACCTTCTCACGTTTCCTCGCTCCGAGCCTCGCGGGCGACTGGGTGCTCTTCTGCGACGGCGACATGCTCTGCCTCGACGATATCGCGCAACTGTGGGCCCTGCGGGACGATGACTACGCAGTGATGTGCGTTCACCACCCGGAATACAATCCGGCGCCGATCAAGATGGTCGGGAAGGCGCAGACGTCCCATCCTCGAAAGAACTGGTCATCGGTGATGCTCATCAACTGCCGGCATCCGGCAACGAGCAACCTCGACGCGCAATACGTGGCGAATGCCTCTCCCGCAGAGCTGCATCAATTCACATGGGCCGAGGGGGCAGTGGGCGAGATCCCGCCACGCTGGAACCATCTCGTGGGGTATACTGATACCGTATCCCCTCCAGGGATTGTACACTTCACCGATGGGGGTCCGTGGCTCCCCGGGTTCGAAGACGTCCCATTCGCCCAGGAGTGGCGAGAAGAGGCGAGAATGATGGGCATCTCAGTGAGCACCGGAGAGCATGGTAATGAGCGATCTGGGCACTCTGAAGAGCCGTATTCGCCGTGAGTTAAACCGCGCCAGCCTTCGGTCCGATGTCGTCGTCGACGAGATTGAGTCGGCGATCCGCCACTACAAGGGCAAGCGTTTCATCTTCAATTCGGTTCTGCGCGAGACCATCTCCGGGTCCTCGGGCACCGCGGTGCTCACAATCTCGACGGCATCCTCCCTGGTCCAAGTCGACCACGTCGTCCTACTCTGGCCCTCATCCACCTTCCGCGAAAGCCTCCGGCAACGCCCGGTCGAGTGGCTCGAGCGCCGGTTCACGACGAACAACTACCGCAGCCGACCGAGCTACTGGGGCGTCCAGGGCGACACCATCGTGTTCGACACCATCCAGGATGCCGACTACGACTACGTCCTGAACTACGTCAAGGAGTTGTCGGCCCTGACCTCGGACACCGCAACGAACGCGTGGATGGTCGAGGGCGAGGAACTCATCCGCACGCGAGCCAAGCAGAAAATCCTCAAGAACTACATCCGCGGGACGGCCGCCCGCGCCGAGGCGAAGGAACTGGCCGGCGACGAACGCGAGACGTATCGCGAGCTTCGGTCTCGTCAGACGCAACGCGAGGCTGGCGGCGACGTCATTCCCTGGGGCCCCGGCTCGCATCGTTCCTGGAACGAATGAGGTAGCGACATGGCTCTTGAATCCCTGACCGACGTAACGGTCTTCATCACCAACCTCGTCAAGACGAACCCGACAGACAGTGACGACGCCTTCGACGGCGACGACCACATTCGCGGCATCAAGAACGTTCTGCAGAACACCTTCCCGAAGCTGTCCGGGCAGGCGAGCATGACCCCGGCCGAGCTGAACCTGCTCGTCGGTATGACGTCCCTGGCAAGTCACCAGCCGTCCGCCTCCGGCATACTCGCGCCGCACAAGAACCTGGTCTGCAAATACGTCACCGCAGCGACGGTGGACATCGACGCCGACGAGGTCTTGTTGACCGATTCTTCCGGCGACCAGCTCCTCGTCTCCTCGGTCAATCTGACCCTGGACATCACCGCAAGCGGGGACCTCGGGCTCGACACGGGGGCGGAGGCGGGTTCGACGTGGTACTACCTGTGGGTCATGTCGGACGGCACGACGACCACGGGCCGACTATCCACAAGCGCGAGCGCGCCGACGATGGGCTCGAATACGTACAAGGGCCTCGTGGGTGCGGTGTACAACGATGCGACCCCCGACTTCGTTGACTTCCACCAGCGAGATCGGCAAGTTTCAATTCCTCCCACAACTACCCTGTCGGGTGGCGGAGCCACAACTTTCACTGCGCTATCTTTGGGAAACGTCATACCTCCAGAAGCAGTGATCGCGTATGGCCTACTCGTTCACACGACCATCAATGCAGCACAAGTAGTTCTCGCTCCTTTCTCCGATGGCAAGGGGCAGGTGATAGTTCAAGATCCAGCGGGGGACAATAATATAGCTGCGCCGTACTATATTCCCGTCATGGATCCGACGAGCCCTCCGCGACTCTGGTACAAGGTCAGCGCGGGCTTGGCGAACATGGCTACTAACGGTTACGCATGGTGACATCATGAAATGGGCGATTACCCCAAGGGGTGTTGGAGAGGAAGTCGGAGCACGAGCAGTTCGCGACGATTGGCCGCTAGCGGACGGGGAGACCTTCTTCGCCCCCCATTGGGAAGAGGGAATGCGGCTCGCTCGAGACGGGCAACGTCTTCGTCAAGAAACTCCGGCCGAGAAGGCGAACCGTCTTCGTCCGCCGCCGGTGATCCCGCGTCGAAAGCTGGAGGCCGGCGCCGGCACGGTAAAACGGGCTGAATTCGAGCAACTGAAGACGATCATCAAAGAGGCATTCCCGGACCGGTTCGAATGAGCATCGTCCACATCAAGCAGTCCGGCAAGTACGGGGTCATCAAAGACCTCGACCCGCACGAGTTGCCCGTCAACGCATGGAGTGATGGCGGCAATGTGCGGTGCATCGAGAATTCGGTCGAGAAGTTCCAGGGGCACGACAACTTCACATCCGGCGGACCAACTGTTGCACCGTACTCCATCTTCCCGGTGCGTCACGGCACGAGCTACCACTACGTCTATGCCGGGGCGGCTGACGTGTACGCGACAGACGGCGGGACCGAGACGAAGATATCGAGCGCAACCTATGCCGCCGACGCCGACATTCGATGGACCGGGGGCGTGGTCGGCAACGTCCTGGTGCTGAACAACGGAGTCGACGGACCCGCCATGTGGAATCCATCGACGACCGCGACGAAGCTCACGAGCCTGACTGGCTGGGACGCGAACTGGACCTGCGACGTGATGCGGGTCTTCCAGAACTTCCTGCTCGCCCTCAACGTGGTCAAGAGCGGGACGCGCTATCCGCAGATGGTGAAGTGGTCTCATGGCGGCGTGGCGAACGCAGTCCCGACAAGCTGGGACGAGACCGATCCCACGCTGGACGCCGGAGAGTCGAACGGCGTGCTCGCTGCCACGGGGGACACCGTTGTCGATTGTCTCCCGCTCGGTTCGATCAACGTGGTCTACAAGGAGGGCTCGACCTACGGCATGCAACGCGTGGCGACGAACAGCATCTTTCGATTCTGGACGATGTTCGAGGAGTCCGGGATCCTTGCGCGCCGGTGCGCCGCGAGCTTCCGCCAGAAGCACTTCGTCGTAACGCAGGAAGATGTCGTCGTTCACGATGGGCAGTCACTCAAGACCATCGCCGACGAACGGGTGCGCGACACGCTCGTCAACGGTATCGACCCCGACAACCTCAACAAATGCTTCGTCGTGCCGAACTACGCGAAACGGGAGATCTGGTTCTGCTATCCCAAGGTCGGCTCGACCTGGCCGGATGCGGCGTGGGTCTGGTCCTGGCTTTACAACACCTGGTATCCGCGGGCCCTTCCGACCGTCGCCGACATCGTTTACGGGCGGACGGACCTCGGCGCCGGCAAGACCTGGGGGACTCTCGCCGGGCCCTGGTCTGCGCAGACGTGGCGATGGAACGAGGTGACCTTCAACCCGGTCGCGCGCGGCCTCATCATGGGCAGCTTCGCGGACACGCGCCTGTACCGCGCGGACCAGGGCTGGCAGTTCGAGTCGGCGACCTACGCGTCCTACGTTGAACGGAAGGGCATGCATTTCGATGAGCACCAGAACCTGAAGCGGTGGCTTCGCGTGCGCCCGTACATCTCCGGTGTCGGCGGGCAAGCGGTCGGCGTCCGGGTCGGCGGCCACGAGCGACCCGACGACGACATCACCTGGGACGTCAGTGCCACGTACACGGTCGGGACCGACGAGTGGATTGACACCGAGGACATGGAACCGCACCGGTTCTGTGCGATCCGGTTCGAGGACCAGGCCGCGGCGAAGTGGCGGCTGGCGCAGTACGACGTCGACCTCATCCTGGATGGCGAACGATGAGCTACGAGCCGCGGCAAGTCGCTCAGGAGGGAGAACTCCAAGACCTGAAACGATGGCTGAACGAGGAACTCCGGGTGATGGCCGACATCATCAACAAGGAAGGGGGCAACCTCGAGCGACAGTACGTCATGATTGACCGGCCGCGCGACGGGGACTACCGCTACTTCAACTCTGCGGTTGTGTCCGCCGCGGCGGCGGAAGGGATCTACTTCTACCACAGTGACACCTGGGAACTGTGGCTGTGAGTTTCACGCTGGAACAGGAGCGCGAGAAGGCGATGGAGTGGTTCCGCGGAGACGTGGACGCCGTCAATTTTCTCGGCGTCGTTGCCCGCGCGACCCAGGTCGCCGATGACCTCGTCGACGAAACCGTTTCCATCGAGCAGAAGTCGGCCTGGATGACTGAGCTATGGAGTCTGCTGCTCGCGATCCCAACCATGCCGTATGGAAGAGCGCATCACCTGGAAGTCCTTCCGCTGATCTTGACCGGGGTGATCGAGTGGGATTGCTCGAACGAGTGGCAGCGCGCGCCATTTCGCGAATCGCGGATCTTCGGATACGTCCGCCGCGAGGCGCTCGAGTCGCTGATCCACTACATGGCGCTCGTGGCCGGCGGCGCAGAGTGGGCCCGCACCGTGGCGCGGGACGTCCATCGCTGGTATCACCTGGAGCACGCCGAGGGCGAAACCCTCGAAACGTGGGAGAAGGAACATGGGTAGCTCGAGCGGCGGTGGTGGCGGCAGCACGACGACGGTTCAGAAAGCCGATCCATGGTCTGGAGTACAGCCGTATCTCCAAGACGTCTATCGGACAGCACAAGGGCAGTTCGGCGCGCCCGGTCCGGCATACTACCCCGGCAACACGGTGCCGCCGATCAATGCCTGGGAACAGCGCGGAAACACCGACATCGGGAACCTCGCGAGTAACCCGAACTTCGCCATCGCCCGCGGGCCCGAGGCGAACGCGATCAACTACGGGCTCAGCCCGGAGATCCTGAACCCGGACGCGAATCCCTATCTCGGACGGTACGCGGAAGCAATCGCCCAGCCGATCACACGCAACCTCACCGAGAACATCTTGCCTTCGATCCGCGCCGGCTCGGACCTCTCCGGGCAGTACGGGGGCACCCGAGAAGGTCTCGCCTCCGGGCTCGCCGCCGGCAGGACGAGTGACGCTATCGCGAATGCGACCGCAGGCCTCTACTCCCAGGCGTACGGACAGGGGCTCGATCAGCAGGCCCGTACGCTCGCCCTCGCGCCGGGCGTCGTGGCGCAGCAACAGGCGACAGCCATGGCCGGGCCAGCGGCCGAGCAAGGCCTCGGCGCCTGGTATCGCGACCTCGCGCAGAGGCAAATTGACGCGGACCGCGCGAAGTGGGATTACAACCAAACGCTTCCCTACGCCAAGCTGCAGAACTACGCAGGCCTCATCGGGACAGGTCCCGGAGGTGGCGTGACGACCACGAGTTCACGGGGGCCTTCGGGCAACCCGGTGCTCGGAGCGGTCGGCGGCGCCCTCCAGGGCGCGAGCTTGGCGAACATGCTGTGGCCCGGAACGGCGGCGACTGCCGCCACCGCGACCGCGCCCGCAGTTGCCGCGACCGCGAGCCCCGCGCTCTGGCCGCTACTCATCGGCGGCGGATTGCTCGGGGCGTTTGGATAACAGCGGGGCAAGATCATCATGTTCAATTTCCCAGATCTCTCGAAAATGGACCCGCGCACGATGGCGATGCTTGCGCTCGGCACCCGGCTTGCCCAGCAAGGGCAGCGGCAGGCGCCCGGCGCCGCCCCCGCGGGCCTCGGAAATGCGTTCTCGCACTGGATGCAGGACCTCTCCTCTATCCAGAACAACTCGCGCATCAATGCCCTGTACAAGCTCAAGATGCAGGAGGCGAAGCAGAAAGGCGACGAACGGGCGCGGCAGCAAGCGGCGCAGGATAAGACCATCGAGGCGATCCACAAACGGGTCGACGCCGGAAAGCTGTCCGCGGCTCGTGCTCAAACGCTCATCGCCCAGGTCGAGGCGGGGCAGTACGGCGGCGCCAGTACGGCACTCGCGCCGAAGCCGAGCTACGGCAAGGAGCGCACCATCAACGTGCCGGGGCTGGGTTCCGCTATCGTGCAACCGGTCACCATGCCGGACGGCAGCACCAAGCTGGTTCCCCTCGCGCGATTTCCGAAGCCGACACTGAGCCTCGCCGCTCAGATGGCCGGCATGTACGGAGGGCTCGGAGCTGGAGCCGGAGCCGGAACTTCGACGACGGGGCTCACCGACAAGGACATCTCCGCAGCGGCCCATGGTGGCGCCAAACCTGGATGGCTCGATACAGGACTCGGGGCAGTGCGTGGCGCCATCGAGCGTGGACTTCCCTACGTCGACCCCCTCTACAAGACAGCAATCAACACGGCTTCGAATGAGATGGGGGCTGTCGCGCCGTATATCCGGGGCAAAGAAGCTGCGGGCATCGTTGGGGGACTGCTGAACAAGGGACGGCTTGCCGCGGCAAGCGGGATCGGTTCTGCCGCCGCTGCCGTGGTCCCGAATATCAAGAGGGGATTGGGCCTCAACGTCACGTCCTCCGGTCCTGTGGGGAACCAGAAGAACCTTTACTACGGGGAGACGAACCAGCCGTACGCGAACCTCATGGAGAAGTTCAACGCATCCGTGCCGGGCGCTGGCGGCGCGCCCGTGCGTCCGCCGGCCGCTTTCTACCTCTGGCTCCGGCAGAACAAGAACATCGACAAGAGGGCCCGGCAAGACATCGCTCGCCGCTATCGCGCAATCTACGACCGGTACAATCAAGCGCAGGGGCGCTAGCGTGCTCGACTTCCCGACTTTCTCCCGCGGTCTGCGGAAGCTCAGGCCTGAACTCGGGACGCCGGAGGTCCGTGCCGCGTACGAGCAACGCTACGGGGTCAAGCTACCCGAAGAGCGCGGCCTGCTCGGGGAAATCGGCGCCGGCCTCGCCGCGGGAGCGTATGGACTTGGAGGCCTCGCCGGCACCGGGGTACGTCTCGCCGGCAAGGGCCTCGGCAGTGAAGGGATGGAGACCTTCGGCGGCCTCATGGAAGCTGCGGGAGAGGAACGGGCAGCGAAGTTCCCTGCCTCGCCGTCCATCTCCGGTTCCCCGTGGGACGATCCCTCCTTGCTCCTCAACCCGAAGTTCTACCTTCGCGGCATCGGAGAATTCGGACCGTCGATGCTGCTCCCGATGGGCGCTGGCGGCATGGCGGCCCGGGCGGGCCTCGGCACTCTTGGCCGGGCGGCGGCAGCGAGCGCGGCAGGCGCGCCGCTCTTCGGCCTCGACGCCGCGCGCATGGCGGAGCAGGCCGGGAATGACCCCGGGCAGGCATTCGTCGGCCAGACTGTCGCGGCCGGTCTTCTGGGTATGCTGCCCATGTCCCAGGTCTTCGGGGGCGGGAACTTGGCCCGGCGCGCAATCGGCGGCGCAGTAGGCCAGGGTCTATCCATGGGCCTCATGCAGCCGACCCAGCGCATGGCCGCCCTCGGCGAGGACCCGGTTACCGCATTCCAGCGCGCCGCACCCGCGATGGCACAGGTTGGACCCATCGCCGCGCTCACGGGGCTAGGCATGGGCGTGGTGGGCGACCCGAGCCGCACTCCCATAGCGCCGCCTCAGAGATCTCCCGCGAGAGAGGCTAATTTGCCCGCTCAGGAAGGGGTGCCAAATCTGGCGGAATTGGCGGTAGCCGAGCCAAAGGCGGCCAAGTACGGCAAGACCGCAGCGCCACTCAAGAACAAGGCCGGCGACTACCGGCGCAATGCGGCCGGCGACATCGCAGGCGCGCCCCCGGGAATCAAGACCGAGGCGGACGTCGATGCTCTGGTGAGGAAGATCACTGCGCATCTCGATCACCCGCTATCAGCAACCGCCCCGGAGGACGGGAGTCCCTCGAGCCTTTACTGGTACGACCGTTCTGGCGAAGGGATCCGCGAAGTGACGCGCGGGAACCGTCGTCAGATGGAACGGATGGTTCGCCTCCTCGCCTATCTGTCGGCTGACAACCAGGTCGGCGGCAACGTGACGGGTGCTATCAAGGCCCTCCATCAATTCGAGCGCGGCAAGACCATGGAAGCGGGTCGATACCCGGATAAGCTCGTCGAAAACGGCCAGGCTATCATGTCGGCCAAGGTGTTCGACAAGCGTCTCACGGGCGTGTCCGACAAGGTCATGAACTTCTACCGCAACCTCCACGATGCGACGTTCAGGACGAACAAGTACGCGAACGCGGGCACGATGGACGTCTGGATGAGCAGACTGCTCGGATACCCGGAGATGGAGAGAACCGACTACGGAAAGGTTACCGGAACGACGGCGCGCCTCGGGCCGGCGCAGTACCGCTTCGCCAACATGGTGAACCGGAGGGTCACCGATCTCTACAACCAGCAGAAGGGGACGAAACTTCTGCCTCGGCAAATCCAGGCCGGGCTGTGGGCATACGCTCGAAATGCGGGGCTGGACCCGGAGTTCACAAAGAGCGCGTCTCCTACCAAACCGAAACCGTACATGGACTTCGGCACCTACCTCCAGCGGGCCGAGCAGCACGTCACATTCGAGGCGACTCCGAGCACATCGCTCAAGACCGCTCAATGGCTGGCGAAGGCCCCCTGGAAGGTGCGCGAGGAATACGCGCGGCGGGTCCTCTCCGCGACCTCGGAGCCCGGCGGCAGGGATGGAGTGCTCGAGCGCATCATGGTCCCCTTGTACCGTAGCCAACGGTCGGTCGGGACCTACGAGGGCGCACTCAATCCGAACCGCATCACGAGCATCACGTCCCAGAAGAAGACCATCCCCACGGGGCGGCTCAACAAGCAGGGCAAGCCTACCACCGAGGCCGAGGTCGTCACCGACGACGCCGACCTTTATGCGCTCGCGCAAATGTACATCCACTCGCAGGACGCGGTGCCCTGGTTCCAGCTCGACCACACCGCGACCGGCGGGGTGCGCGGCGCGTATGCCGAGTTTTCGAAACGCCCCACCCCGCGGGCCCTGGACGCGTTCTATCGCCACCTGCGCAAGTTCCTGCCGGACGCCGAGTTCACCCTCCTGGACAACAAGGTGCTCGCCATCAACTACGGGTGGGCAGACAAGGACAGCCGGGGGCCCGGGTCGGTCAACGACAAAAAATTCCAAGACCTGTTCCATCAAGCGGCGGAGTCCTATACAGGACCGGGAGCGAAAGCTATACTTAACGTGGTTACCGACAACGTGAAAGCGTGGGGGAAATATCATGGCATATGGGACCATTCTCCTGCCGGATGGCAAGACCCGGCTGCCGCGAGTGCGGCGCTTGAAAAGGCGATCAGCGACCGCGGACGATCCGATCTACTCCCATACCTTCGTAGTCAACGGGACCTCGTTGAACGAGCAAGAGCAGCGTTTGCGCGAGAGCACGCCCAGCGAGCCAAAAGACCGAGAGAAATAGGGCTCGACGTCACCATCCCGAAGGACATTCGGGAGAAGGGCGCAACCAGTCTCGTCGGCAAAAAGGTACGCTCGGCCAAGGACCTCGGCACCCTGGCCCAGGTCTACCGCAATCCGAAGTACGAAACTCTCCGGTACTTCTTCGTCAACGACAAGAACGTCGTCGTCGGGCAGACCGGTGTCTCGTCGCGCATGCCCGATTCAGCCGCCCTGTTCCCCGGCTCCGAGAAGGTCGACTGGGTAGTGCGGCAAATGCAGAACGTCGGGGCCCGACGCCTATGGATGCTCCACAATCATCCGAGCGCTGGACCGAAGCCGAGCACCGCCGACGTGCGCGCAACCTGGGCAGTCAATGATGCTCTGAAGTCGGCTGGCATGGAGGTCGCCGGCCACGTCGTGATCAACCACGATGCGTTCGCTTCGATCAAAATGCCTCCCCCGGCAAATGCCAATGTTGTTCCGTGGGAGATCATTCAGACGAAGGCTGGCGCAAAGGGGATCGAGGACCCGTTCGCGAAGGCCTCGCGCCCGCACCCCGTGCTCGGAACCGTCATCAGCAATCCCAACCACGCGATGCTTGTCGGCAAAATGCTGACGCACTTGCAGGGAGCCGACACGGACTGGCTCGTTGTCGTTGGGCGCAAAGCGCAAACCGGCGGCGTGCGTACCATCATGGAAGTTCCGGCGTCGACGATGCGGGACTTCGCGCGCGGAAGGGCGATCCTAAGGCAGATCCGCCGGCAGACGGGCTCGGCCGACGCGATGGTAGTAGACCGCGGGAATGTGATCCCGGCCGCCCTTCAGGACAGGTACATCGGCGAGGGGCACGCCCTGGACTGGGTCAGCACGTTGCCTGACGGGACGATGCAATCTCGAATGCAAGAGGCCGCGCCTCCGGTAGTCGAAAGCCCTTCGCCGCCGGGACGCGTCGTTTCAGTATCCGACACGGCGGCGCCATATGCCGACGAACCCCCGCTCCGAACTCGCGCCCGCACGCGGTCGCCGGAAGATGTGATCGAGCATTCCCGCCGGCACGTTCAGCCATGGCACACGACCCAGGAACTCGCAGACGCGCTCGGGGTGTCCGAGGCCGAGCTGATGAAGTTCATGCGCCGAAAGGTCGGAAAGAGTTTCAACGCGGAGGAACTCCTGCAGTCTGGCGCGTTCGTCGACGACCTGCACCGGAAGGTCGAGAGCTTTTCGACCGACTATGTGGACAAGATGAAGGCGGGCACGATCAGCGATGCGGACCGCACCGCGGCAATGGAGCTCCAGCTCGACGCGGTCACGCAGATTGCGCAGTTCCTGGGGGTGCGCGCCGAGGCCGGCCGGGCGTTGCAGATCTTTCGGAAGCTGCAGACCGTGGTCGACAAGGCCGAGTACATGCGGTCCGCGTACGGGGAAGACTCGGTCGATGCACGCATGCTGGCGCTATCGACGATGCCGACGCGTCTCCAGCGGGCCCGGTTCATGCGGAAGACCGCGACGCCGACCACCATGGACAAGGTGCTCGAGGCATGGATCAACGGGTTGCTCTCTGGGCCGGCGACCCACATCGTGAATACGACCTAGAATACCCTGGTCCAGGTGCTCGAGGACGTCGAGCGCACCGTCGCCGCGGGCCTCGGCATCTTCCATTCCGGGGACAAGGTCGGCCTCGACGAGGCGGCGGCCCGCATCATGGCGTGGGGGCCCGGGACCGCGAAGGGCGTCGACGCATTCTGGGCGGCCCTCAAGAGCGAAGACGCGGTCGACCTGTTCGGCAAGATGGAGGCCGGACACGCCCGGGCCATCGCCGGCACCAAGGGCAAGGTCATCCGGCTGCCTGGACGGTTCCTCAACGCCGAGGATATGTTCTTCAAGGGCCTCACCGCACATCGCGAGCTCGTCGCGCTCGCGCACCGGCAGGCGCGCAACACGGGGGAGAACGTCGAGGACATCCTCGCGAACCCGCCCGATGCCCTCCTCGAGCAGGCCTGGAAGGCGGCCCGCGTCTCGACGTTCACCAACCCTCTCGGCACGCTCGGGCAATCGATCCAGCGCATTCTGACCCGGCACAAACTGCTTCGCTTCATCGTCCCGTTCATCCGCACACCGTCGAACATCGTCAAGTTCGCCGCGCACCGTTCGCCGCTCGCGCCGCTCTTCGAGGAGGTGCGCGCCGAACTGGCAGCCGGCGGCGCCCGGCGTGACCTCGCCCTCTCCCGCATCGCGACCGGCTCGGCCCTCGGCGCGATGACCATGTCGCTCGTGGCCGCGGGACTCGTGACCGGCGGGGCGCCGGACGACCCGCGGGAACGCGCCCTGTGGATGCGCACGCGCCAGCCCTACTCGATCCGGGTCGGCGACCGCTGGTACTCGTACGGCAGGCTCGAACCGCTCGGCATGATCTTCGGCATCTCGGCTGACATGATGCAGCTCGGCCAGAAGATGGACGCGAAGACGGTCGGCGAGATGGCGGAACTCATGACCGGGAGCTTCGCGCGGAACATCGCGAGCAAGACATGGCTCCGCGGGCTTACCGACGTCATTCATGCCATGTCGGACCCGGAGCGGTACGGGCAGAACTGGATCCAGTCGTTCTCCGGCACGCTGATCCCCACCGGTATGGCGCAGGTCGCACACGCCGAGGACCCGTACCTCCGGCGGGCAACGACCATCATGGACACGCTGAAGGCGCGCATCCCGGGCATGAGTCAGGAGCTTCCGGTCCGCCACGATGTGTTCGGGGAGCCGATCAAGTTCGAATCCTCGGCATTCTCGCCAATCCGATCTCGCTCGGCCGCGGGCGACCCAGTGGTCTCCGAACTCCAGCGGCTGTCCATCTTCCCTTCGATGCAGGGGAAGCGCATCGGCCAGTACACCCTCCAGCCGGCCGACCGAGAGGGCCTCGCTGCCGAGATAGGCCAGGCGCAGCAATCGATCCTCCGCCGGGTCGTCGGCAGCCCTGGCTACCAGCGCATGCCGGACTGGTTACGTGCCGAGGTGCTGCGAAAGCAGATGTCGATGGCGCGGAGGATCGCGCGCATCCGATGGCTCTTCACGCACGACGCCACGCGCGCCGCAGTCCAGCGGGCGAAGGTGAAGAAGAAATTTCGTCTACAGTAAGTCACTCTCCTCTCACCCGCTCGGCGATGTAGAAACATCTGACGCCACCGCTTGCGTTGGAGGCTTCCCCGCCCGCCCCGAAGGCAGGGCGGATTTGTCGGACCGCGCCCTCGTTGATGGGCAGGCAGGGAAACCATTGATCATCGATCAAACCTCCCGTGCCGCCTTGCTGACGGCATTCATGGGAGAATCTCTAGTGGGAGCATCTCTAGCTGCGCCGCCCGTGCGGCTCTGCTAATGGCAAGAGCGTGCGTCTTGGCAAAAGAAAATGCAGCCCGTCCGTGTTCGCTTACGCAAAATCTCGCCTCCCATTCCCCAGATGGATGCAAAAAGAGAATCAACCGGAGTTCATGTTTCTGCATCGCCGGCACGATGTCGTCCATGGCGTCGGCAATTCGCGAGGACGGAGACCATGCGTCAGATGTCGAATCGCCGTCAGGGTGTCGCCAATACGAAGGTAAAAGCGGCTTTCTCGGCCTACCTTTATATTTTGCTCCGTGGACTCCCTCGACCCACGTCCAGCCCATGACGTGCTCACCTAACCAACGATCTAGCTCGGTTTCCATCATCGCTCAAACCTCCCGCGCACGACATTGCTCGGCAACTGCACGAACTGCTCGTCCATGACCGCAGGCGCATCCCACTCATCGCCGAAGATGTCGCGCAGCATTCGGGTTCCTTGCTCGTGTCTCTTCTCGCATTCAATCCGCCGCCGCTTGTATTCAAGCCACCGCTGCACCAGCGAACCGACGGCAAGGCCGAGGGCGAATGCGATGAAGACAGCGACGGAGGCCATCAGTACACGATCTCCACGTGCCGGACCTTCCCGTCTCGGATCGCCTCTACGACTCGGCGCGCCTCGTCGGCACTGACGAGGTCTTCGAGCACGAGAGATTCAACCGCCTCGCCTTCGACCTTCCGCCGGTGCGCCTGCTTGGCCTTACGCTTCTCCTCGGCCTGCCGCTCACGTTCCGCTTCCGCCTCCTTGGCCGCCCGCTCCCGCTCGATGCGTTCCCGCTCGGCCTTCGCGGCGCGCTCGGCAGCTTCCTTGGCATCCCGCTCGGCCTTGGCCGCTGCGGCCTTCGCCTTCTCCTCGCC